TCCCGGATGGAGTCAACGTCCGCTTCCGAAATGCCGACTGGTAGTGAGGCTGACACTTCCACAATTGCGTCGTGGTATGTGTCGGTGCCCGTTTGTACCGTTCGGGTAAACTTGGCCATCACTTTGGCCACACCTTTGAAGTCAGCTGTCGGCTTCGGGGGAATCCGTTTCATACTCAGCAGATCTTTCGAGCTGATGGTATGAGCGGGCCCCGCATAGCCAATGGCATCCTTCTCCAGTGAGTCCGCGTTGTAGGCCTTCGTATTTACGGTAACAGCCATTGCAATACCTTTCGTAATGAAGAGTCTATCGAAGACTCTGAGTGAAAAGAGCTATTGCGTCCACCGTCCTCGCGTCCCCGCCTAGAAGTTCACGAATGGACTTCACGCGGAAGACGAGACTCGGTGGTGGGACCAATGCTGCACGTACGGTGCTCTTTGTAACCGTCCGTTCAACAGCGTTTGGACTACGTTGCGTAGTCCAGTTACTAAATGTTGCAGTGCCTGATGTCCGGGTCGTAGTGGTGGTCTTTTTCACCACAACCCAGCTACCAAGGGTATGTACACCTGCCTTCGGGACAACCGCCTCAATGAACGAAGAAACGTTCACGAACCAGTCAACAACGAAGGAGTAAGGAACTAGTTCCCAAGCCGTGGAGGGTAAGTCCCTCAGGCTCATGCCCCACTGATACCCATCTAGTGCAAGTTCATGCACATAGAGGATACCAGCACGGATCACGAGTTCTCGCTTGGTTACTATGGTAAACGGGATATTAATTCCCGAGTCATTCCCTACAAAAGAGTCCGACGCCTCATCTGTTTGGCTGCGCATTGCACGCGCCGTTAAACGAGGTGAATAGGACTTTCCCAGGGCCTCAACGATCGATTCGATCTCGCGCATTAAAGGGCGCCAACCGTATCGATACTCCAGCCAGGAACTCCTGGCCGTTTCGGCAAAGCTCTGCTGCTTACCCTTCCGCTTCCCTGTCCTCCCAATATAGGAGGTTAGAGATTTGAAAGGGCTTGCAAGCATACGAAACGTTTTCGTAAACTCGGCCAAGGATACCATCCCTTGGACAGTCGGCTGCAATACGCCGGCTCGAGCTTGCGTTGACACCTCAGCTATCAACGTATCATACGTCGGTAGTGAGAGGTGCCCAGGTGTACCATATCTCATGGTACACCAGTTCCCAGACCAGTCCCCAACGAATTCACGTTGGGGTGACCCTGCGAAGGTATTAAATCGCCAACCAGAGTCACCAGTCTGGAACACCGTTTCTTCACGACTCATCGGATTAACGATGACCTCTCCGCGAGCACTGCGCTCGCGAAAGCGGGAAGTTATACGATCGACCATCACGGCACGGGAACCAACAAGGTCCTGTACCGTAGCGGGAGTGTTGACATCAACGATGAGTTGATTAGACACATCATAATGATACCAATAATTAGTCCCGTTGAGAGGCTGATAGCCTCCCTTTGATCGCTCTCGTACAACTGTCGTCATGTTAGCCTCGTTAAGGTGGTGAGTGGGCAAAATCTTAATAACGGTTTATTCGGTATACACCTTCTCAGGTGCTACCGGGTGTCCGGGAGGGTTTTTACCTCCAACCACTCAATGTCAACTAGAACAGGTAAGTTTCACCCTACCTGCCCCCAGTCGCTGATTTAATGGACATCCCTACCGATCAAGGTAGAGAGTGCAACGTAAGCTCTTTTGGAGCTTCCGGCGCCATCCATGTCCCTCAGAAACTGATTCACCCATTTGGAGCCTTCGGCATCCAGCAGGGTGTTAAACCATACACGAAGGGCGAGATGCATTCGAAACCTCGCGACCTCGTCGAGATTACTCTCTTCGAGATCAACGAGAAGACGTTTGTAAACCGCATCCAAGTGCTGGGCTAACTTTTTCCTACTGAGTGCCATATAAAGACTCCTATGGGTTAGTTGAGGAAATACAGATCCATACCACATCATTGTCGTATGGACCAAGCCTGCCTACCA